TAACCCAACTTAACCATATTTTCATGGTGAGAGTCAGTCAATCGTTTCATAGAACCAGAAGCAGCACCAGATGTTTTCTCCATAGAATCTAATCCTGGATTGCGATAGTTTGGTTCATTAGATCCATACTTAGCAGAAACTCCATGATGCCCAACTGTCTTACCATCTTTATGTAATGTTAAAATTAAATCAGCATTTGAGTTTACGTCTTTAACACCAGTGGTTTTTTCATGGTCTCCAGGTTTATTTGTTTTGTCTGGATTAGAAGTCCAATGAACATTACCAATTGTTACACCTTTACCTAAATGTCCTTCTTTGTTTAGATGTTTAACTAGTTCGTGAGCAGTTTGTTTAGCGTGACGATCGATCTCGCCATAAGCACCCTCACCAATTTTCTTTCTTAAACGATCGTGAACTTGAACTGGTGTTCCAGCGTGTTCTTCGTTTTCCGATTCTGAACGATGATGGTCAGGTAGTCTTTGTTCTGGATGTAGGTACTTCGACATTAGTAGTTCATGTAACTTACCTTTGTCGTCTGACTCTACTTCAGCGGACAATGCTTTTTCTAGTAAAAGTGTATTCTCTTCTGTGAGAAATGATTTGAAGTTTTTCATTAGATTTGAATTCCCATTCTATCAGCTGCACGAGTGTAGCCATTTTTAGATCTTAAATAAACCTTTGTTTGTGCCTTTGGACCAGCAATATCATCTGCTGCAGTAATACCCCATTCACCAACACCAGAAGCATCAAGTTGAAACTTAACGTATGTTACTTGTTTCTCAATTGCTTTAGAGAATATGTTATTCATATTTAACATACCATCTTTAGTTTCTTTCTGTAACATCTTTTCACACTCATACATAATCTCATTGAGTGTGACAGATTTTCTGGTTTTCAAATAATCATTTGTGTTAATAAAAGCAGCAAAACCAGCCAAGTCAAAGTTCTTAACGTCTGCTCTACGTGCAGCTTCTGGTTTAATTAGGTTTGGATAAATGGCTGAGACAGCACGAATTGGTCCAAGCAGAATAGAATTCTCTGCTAATATCTGTAATACTTTATATTCTTTAGTTTGTTTTAGTGTTTGAATATCCTTATGATTCTTAAGAAGCATAATAATATCTGCTGGCTTGACTACGTTAGTGGTTGTACCAGACTTCGCTGAGATAGTAAATTTCTTTTTACCATCAACAATACGATAATCCATTAATGGTTCGTTTGGTCGAGCAGGAACATAAATCTGTAAATTAGTTGATAGATTTATACCTTTAACTTTTAGCAATTGTTTAGTAAATAATGCAACTGGACCAATGACTTCTCCAAAATCTTTATTGATATCATTGATTGGTAATGATGCTTTAAGTTTATTAAACACTCGCATCACTTCATCTTTTTTAGTCATACCACCAGAGTAGTAATCAAATAATGCATTTAGATATGTTTTGATTTGTGGACTTAAATCTTTTCTCTCATCAATCTTACCAAGCACAGTAGTCTTGTATTCTTTCATAGAATACATTTTATCCAACACACCAAATGCTTGTGGTTTAAGAGATGGAGCACCTGACGCTTTAACTCCAGGTTTAGCAATATTATCAAATGGCACTCGCACTAACATAAACTTAGTGCCTGACTTATATTGTATTAATGCTTTTGTTTCGTATACTGGCTGAGAGATATACTTTATTGGTGTACCACCTTCGAGGACACCCATAAGTTTCTTGGCAGGTTCAGATGCATCGAACATGGGTGAGTCTTTCTTAAGGGTGGTTTCGATGTCACCCCTACCTTGAAAGTATTTAACCCACGCTGATTGTCCAGCAGATGCCATTCATTTCTCCAAATAATTATTATTTAGGAGATGGTATTATACTTGCGATCCCACTTAAGAATCTGCTGCATTAGTTTAGGAATGGCTTGATTGTTTTTATAGTCGTATTTGAATGTCTTCAAATAGTAATGAAGTGTTTTGGAATCACGCTTTTTCTTTGCTCTTTCAATTAGCGTGTTAATTGGAACTCTTGGACGGAATACCTTAAAGTCCAGATAAATGCAATGAGCATACGCTTGAATTTCATCAAACTCAGAAAGGTATCTACGCTCTGCATCTTTCTTCTCATGTCCAACCTTTTTGTGTGGTAGAACATAGTTGCTCCATTGATCGGCTCTACGATCGTATTGCATAAAGTGGATTAGTTCATGCATTAGTGTTTGTATAAAACGATACTTAAATCGTTCCCAAGCATGTTCTGTGAACTTATGAGAGTTGAATTTAGTGCTGTGGATTTGTAATAAACATTGACGAGTTTCTGGATCGTATTCTCCACCAACCCCAACATAGTTTTCCCAGACTTTGGCTTTAGATGGTTCTGCTATAAAAACAACCTTAGTTCGCCATTTTTTACAATAGTTGACCAGACCTGTCGAATCGTTTCGATACAGATCTAGGTCTTTCCACACTTTTGCAGGGATGAGTTTAGCTCGGAATGGACGCTCGTAGAAATTGAGCATTTCCATCCAGTCGAAATTAGCAGTTTCTAGGAACTTCATATTACTTCTCCTAGAAAGTCTGGCTTACGAACTTAGATGCTTCTCCAGAAATGCCAGAACTTTCGCTTGATCCTCGTAGTTGGTATTAGCGAATTCATTGATATACGGCATCAATTCGAAATTAGATAACAGATTACTATATTTAGTTTCTCTGCCTTTTAGGAACTGTTCAGATTGGTCGGATCCTCTATCTTTATAACGCTGTTCTAGGATAGCCTTATCGGTCTTTAGATAGACGATCTGTAGGTCGGTATCGGGAAGTCCCATAGCGAACTCTAAGAAAGATTGATTAAAGATTCGATCTCCCTCGAAAAGGACGTTGCAATTATGAGATTGGATCCACTCTTGAACCGATGGCTGGACTGCCATAGATAAACGATCTGTACCAGCGAAAGTCTCTCCCTCTTCATACTTTCCTAGAATGTATAGATCTAGTTCGGTACAATACATAGCCGATACTAACTTAGCTGGTTCGATAGGTTGAAAGGTTTTACCCTCCATAAACTTACGGAAAAGTGTAGTCTTACCAGTTCCAGGTTGACCACCTACTGCAATTAACTTACGAGTCTTCATGGGGTTAGTTATCCTCTCAACTTTAATGGCATCCTGAGTACCAACTCTATCCTTAAACATTACGAACTTCCTTAATAAACTCTTTCAATTCTTGTTCAGTGAAACACCAAACACGACCAATGAAATGATGTACGTCAGCATCTTTATCATGCTTCTTGGTAAATGTCACTTTCTTAATCATATCACGTGCAGCATTCTTAGCTAAGTTTTCTTTAATCTCATTAGCATAGTCTGGTGCAACTTCTTTTAATTTCATCAACTCTTGCTCTTGGACTTTATGGTCGATAGTAATACGATTCATAATCCATCGTTCCATAATATCTTCATCTGGTTCACCAAATGAAATTGTCCCAGCATTTATAGCTGAATTTAATACTACATTACCAGTCGCTGTAGACATATCCAATGGCACAATAGTTCCACCATTACCAATTATACCATACTCACCAGTATCTGTTATAGTTACATCACCAACAACATTCGTACTCATACAAAATTCTCCAATCCAATTAAAACAGGTTGCTCATCATCAAACATCCATTCAAGATTCTCTAATTTACCAGTATTAATAAAACCAGAGAATCTATCCTTATCAATACCACGTCTGTGGTCTAATCTTAAATCAAGAGTTTCTTCACGTGCTTGCCACAGAACATCCCAATCAATACCATACCATCCATCTTTTTCACATTGTGAAATTTCTTCAGCTTGTCTATCAAGATAGTATCCAAGATATCTTCCATGATGTTCACGGAAAATCTTCTTGAAAGAACATAAACAGGTTTCCATAGTGAAATAATCTATACTCGATGCGAGTTCTGGAAATCTCGCTTCCGTCTCGCAAAGAATCTCATAGGCTTGTGACTCAAGATTCGCATACTCTCCTGCAGTGAGTTTTCTATCCAGATCGTCTTCTCGTCCGATGGCATAAAGAAGTCCATTACGATGAGAGCGAGAGCCATCAAAATCGTCCAACATGAGAGAAGTAGGATTGATAGGAACACCAGCGGTATGCTTAAGATGCTGAAGATAAA